TTCTGGGTGGTCCACTCGTCATCGACCAACCCGGCTTCGCGCCACTCGGGGCGGAAAGGTATTGACATGCACCTATCCGACGGATGCAATGCCGCCGGCGCTTCATCTAGCCTGTAGATCCTCCCGACGCGAGCCGCGCAGTAGGGGCAGATGCGGTTGTCGAGGACGCCTATCCTCTGCACGTACTCGACGCCGTGCTCAGCGAACCCGGCGCGGCGCGCATCGTCCGAGGCCGTGACGGATTCAGTGATCACGAGCTGTTCGGCTTTCCAGCGCGTGAGGTTGGTCTCGCGCCTCAACTCGCGGGCGGTGGCTCCGAAGCCGCGGCCCCTAACGATGCCGTCGATGACCAGCTCCTCGGTCTTCATGGCGAACGCCGCGCCGTGATGCGCCAACCTATCGGCGGTGGCGGTGGCCCTAGCGGCGACGTTCAACCGCGCGTTGGATGACAAGCCGACGAGCTGCTCGCCGTACTCCGACAACCACTTGAGGGCGTCACGTTCGCCAAGGTCGAAAGCGCCGCCGATCAACTCCGTGAACGCGGCGTTGGCCTGGGGGCCTGCCGTGATGTTCAGCGCGGCGCGGACTTGCTCTAGGAGTAGTCGCGCTCTGGCCTCTCTGAGTAGCAGGTTTGGCGTCAGGGCGGCCTCCTCAAGCGTAATCATGTAGTAGCGCCTGAGTTCGGCCTCAAGCCTCTGTGCGGCCCGGTAGAGCGCGGCGTCCAGGCGCGTGATGGCGCGGGCCTCTAACCGCCTGAGTTCCCTGTCGAACTCGCGGGCGAGGCGCTCGATGCGCGCGCCGCTAAGCATCGTCGCGATTCAGGCCGGGGAAATCGCCGGGGTCGAAACGCGGCGCTGCGATGCGCGCGGTTTCTTCCTCGATCCAGGCTTCCACCTCGTCGTCACTCCAGGCGGGGTAGTACTGGCTGATGGTGATGACGGCGGCACGGAAGCTGATGAGGCCGTCGCGGTAGTCGTTGCGGGCCTGCTCCGTGACCATGCGCCTGGTCTGTTCGCGGTTGATCTCGACGCTGACGGGTGGGGCTTTCTCGCGGGGGATGCCGAGGAGTTCGGCGTACCCCTGCACGCCGCCGCTGAGCAGCCTAGTCAACAGCCCGGCGTACATGGTCGCCGTGCTGATGCTGATGGCGTTCGCCTGTTCCAGCGCCTCCCCGCTTGGGAAGTCACCCGTGCTGATGCTGCTGATGGGCAGCTTCAAGTCGCCGCGTAGCCGCTCTAGGATGCGGTCGTGTTGCGTGTGCGGCCCCGCCAACGTCGGTGGTTCGATCACGCCGATGGTGGAGCCGGTCTCGCGCGCCACGAACACGTCAAGCGCGCCTGCTTCGCCGGTGAACTCCCAATCCCCAACAGCCCAGCGTTTCGGCCATCGCCGATGGGTGTGCCGTCTTGCGCGGTGTCCACCACCTCGATGGTGGGCATGAGCACGTCCGGCCACTCGGCGCTCGGGGCGTTACCGATCTCGTAGGGGGCGCTGGCTTGCCGCCACTCTTGCAGCAGGCCACGCGTGGGGTCGTCCACGTTGGGGGTGTAGACCCTGAGGCGGTACTTGTTGCCCGACCCTTCAGACAGCACCTGTAGCCACGCTACGGGGTCGCCCGCGATGTCATCCTCGGCGTACAAGGGTTCAAGATAGCCGCCCATCCGCTGTAGCCTGGGCGCGCCCTGCTCCGGTTGGTGCGGTAGCAAGCCAGCGATGCCGAACGACACGAGGGTCTTCAGGCACGCGGCGGCCAACTTATCCAGGTTCAGGCGGGTGAGGTTCGCGTCGATGCCTTGCGGGTCATCACCACCCCAACTCACGGAGCCAATAGCGCTGGTGCGCTTGTGGGCGTAAGCCCTGGGCCCCATGCCCTGCACCTGCTTGACGAACCGCTCCCACGCCACGCGGTCTTCTTGCGTCTTAAGCGCCGGCGCGAGTTCCAGCGGGTTGAGGGCCTGCTGTCCGTCCGCCCAATCGAGTGCCTCGGCGGCGCGCTGCACTCTGGTGGTGACGCCCATCAGGACGGCGCGAACGTAAGCGCTTCTAAGGTCGATCACTGCTGCCGTCCTCTCTCACCACGCGGCCAACGCGCGGCGTGCTTGTTCGCTGGGGCCTTGGTTGCCGACCAGCGCGTGATGCAGCCCGGCTAGGGCGTCCACGATGTCGTCGTGCGCGTCACCTAGGCCCGTGAACTGGGTTAGTTCCGACTCAATCTTGGGCGTGAAGTTCGCGTGCTTCGGCAGTAGGATCTCGCCGCGGTTCCAGGCGGTGGCGGCGGGGTACGCGCGGCTGAGCTTGTCGGTGGTGGCGGTGATGGCCGTGACTTGGATGCCCTCGCGCTTCAGCAGCTCTTCCAACCCGCGTTCGGTGCCGCTGCGGAACCACGTGACGCGGTTGACGCCAGCGGCGCGCATGAGGGGGATGTAGTGCATTGGTTCGAGGCGGTCGTGGATGAGGTTGGTGACGTAGATTCTGCCGTCAATCAACCGCCCGGTAATGGTCACGGTGGCGTCGGACGTGGTCTTGGCGGTGTAGGCGGCGTCGAAGCCGTGCGCCTCACGGTACGGCTTGTCAGGCAACGCCTCGTAGTAGGTGGTGTCCTTGAACACGCTTGCGCCCGCCTTGACCGGCTCGCACATGTACAACGCCGACCAGTCCTCGGGTAGGAGCATCTCGCGTTGCGCTTCCAGCCACTCTAGGGGCCGTTCGGCGGGCCACAAGGCGGTGCCGTCGGCGGTGATCGCGGGGAGCTTGATGTACTCCCACTTGCCTGGTTGGGCGTTAAGGAACTGCCCGGTGGGGTCGTCTAGGTGCCACCTGGTGGCTGTGAGGATGACGCTCGCGCCGGGGTGCATGCGCGTGAACGCTGTGGAACTGAGCCAGCTCATGGCCTTGGTGCGGATGAGGAGGCTGTTGGCTTCCTCGCGGTCCTTGAGGAGGTCGTCGATGAGGAGCAGGCCGTCAACGGGCCTACCCGTGAGGGGGCCGCCGCGTGATGTCCAGGCGACTGCGCCGCCGTCCGGCGTCTCCCAGCGATCCAGTGTGCTGCGGGTGAGGTTGAGGGCGTGCAGGTCAGCCGCGCGGGATGCGATGCTGCTCTGGTCGCGCGTGAACGCCTGAGCGTACGTGGCGAACGCATGCCGCAAGCCGGGCCGCTGAAGCATGAGCCATACGAGGCCGTGCAGCACCGTTTCGCTCTTGCCGTGCTGCGGCGGCGTGCTGACTAGTGCCTTGACCTGTTCGCCTGCCGCTATGCGCTCGAACAGGTCAAGCAACGGCGCCAAGTGAGTCGGTGGCACGCGGCCAGGTGACTGCGCGATAAACGCGGCTAGTGGCGTGGGTTTCTTGCGTGCGCTCCGACGTCGCCTTAGTTCGAGTTCGGCGGCGGCACGGACTCGTAGGTCAACCATCCTCAACGAGTGCGGCTAGTTCCTCATCCGTGAGGCTCCGCACGTCCAGGGTGCCGCTATGCACGCGCTCCTGCCGCTCCACGTACCCGCGGTTCTTAGCTTGGGTCTTGAGGTAGAAGATGATGGCGGTCATGTCGCCGTCATTGATCTTCTGGTACAGCTTGCCTTCCGCGAGGTCCGTGGTGCGCTCGCGCGCATCCATTAGAGCTTCAGCGACACGCTTATGACGGTTGACGGCGTTGTAGACGGCGCTGCGGGTGACGCCTAGGCGGCGGGCGGCTACGCTGATGAGGCCTTGCGCTTTGGTGATGGCCTGCGCGTAATCGGCTGCCTTGAGGCGAGCGGGTTTGGTCATCAGGCCGTCACCTCCCTTCAGTGGGGCGAACGCGCAATAGATCGGTTAGAGGACTATGGCTATAGCTTCCGCTCCGGGGTAAATGGCTTCGTAAGTGATGATGGATTCCTCGAGCGTCAAGCCTGGTGTCGCTAGGGCATGATGTGCGGCGCAGAAGCGCCCCCAATTGGGGTATCTGCAAACGAGTTTGATGCGTTTTTGGACTGTCGTTTTTGTGTACCCACGCCGGAAAACGATGGTGTCGCCCGGCTGCGCACGGGCAACGCGAGCGGTGGCGGGGCGCCCCTCAACCGTCTTTTGGCCTGACGCGATGAGGTCGTACCAACGGTACGCGAGAATCAGGTGGTGTTCCACCCAACATTCTAAGCAATTGCGGGAATAATTCCAAGGGCTTGCGCCGCTTCGTTCGCTCGCGGCCCCACGTACCTGAAGCTAGCGGTTATGCGAGTCATGCTCGCCGTCTTATTGAAGCTCGGCATGCGGCCTCGGTGGGGTCGCACCATGTTTGGCTTACGCGTCATGAGCCAGTCCTTGCTCTTCGCTCGGTGCCAGATCATGCCAGGCGCGCTGGTGGTCGAGTAGTACGGCCGGCTGGTCGCGGCGAAGATGGCGGCGACGTGTGAACTCATGGCATTCCCAATGCCAACGCCTTGATAATCCGGTAGGCAGACAGTGCGATGCTCGCGCCAGCCTGAAGCGGTGGGGTGAGGGAAGTTGGTTACGGCCGTGAACGCTGCGGGCTCGCCGTCAACGAGCGCGACGAAACAGCGCGCGGCGGGTGCTAGGTCGCCGCTCAGATAATGATGACGCTTGAAGATGTCCCAGGCCGCGCGGTTAACGTGGCGTACCTCAAGCTCGATGCTTGGTCGGGATTGAACCGACCTCCAGACGAGCTCGCCGGTGTGAGGCTGGAACACCCAATCGGGTTGCAGCCAGTCAGTGACGTCGTAATGACAGGATACCGCCACAAACTGCTGCTTTCGTCGCCTCAGCGCTTTGCTGATCGCGGCGCTGGTGACTTTCGCTACGGTGCGGTCCACTACGCTGGTGAACTCGTCAATAACGATGGGAGCGTCAGTGATTTCCATTAGCGCGCGCGCGACGGTGACGCGGAATTGCTCGCCATTGCTGAGGGCATGGTAGGGCCGCAACCATGAGGGGGGACTGCTGAAGCCGACGCTGCTAAGCGCGCCCGTTATTTCTTTGACACTGAGGTGGCTCGGGAATGCGTCAAGAATGCTTTTATCGTGCGGCCATTCAAAGCTAGGTTGGTTCGGCCAGCGCTTGCGGGCGGTAGTGGTTTTTCCGCTGCCGCTGGGGCCGACGATCAAGCCGATGAGCCAAGGTTTTTCGAGAGCAGGTAAAGGCGCGATGGTGACGACGCTGTTTTTCTCGCTGGGCACATCAAACATGCCCTCTGTTTGCGCGACTCGCGCGGTTCGCTGAATTGGTGTGGTTAGGACACTACTGCCCGGCATTCCAGCCCCCTGTCCAAGAATTCTTGTAGCAAGCTGACTTGTTCGGCTTCGCTGGTCACGGTGATGACGAGCGCGTACTGGCCGTTCAGCAGGTGGCTTTGATCGGGCGCGTCTTCGCCGCCGCCAACGCCATTAGCGGTTTCTCCGAGGTCTGCGAGTAGTTGGTCGAGGTCGTCGCCGTCGTACCCGGTGCCAATGAGGTTCCCGTGCGCCTCGTGAATCTCCTTGAGGATATCGGCTAGCGCGTTCTCGTCGTAACTCGCGAGGTCGTTCGTGCGGTTGTCCGCGAGGAGGATTCGCAGGGCGTGATCGTCGTCCACGTCTACCCACGTGATGGGTATTTCGGTGGCACCTGATTGCTGGGCGGCTTGCCACCGGTGGTTCCCGGCGAGGATGAAGCCCGTGCTTTTCTGGGCGATGATTGCGCCGTAGAAGCCGTTAGCTTCAATGCTTTCGTGTATGGCTCCGGTGTCGCCTTGGCGGGGGTTGCGGGGGTGCGGTCTGACGGTGTCGAGGGGCGCTAGTTCGGTGGTGCTGTTGATGATTCGCATGTTGGTAGCTCCCTCCTCTTTTTTATGAGTGTCACAGTGTCGCTGCTGCGTGTGGTGTGACCCGCCCACGGAGGTTGCGTGTGGGCGGCGTCACGGCGGTCCGCCTAGTTGGGTGGGGGGTTGAGTGGGTGCGGGCTGCGAGGAGTCGCGCCTCGCCCGTCCCGGCTGATGTGGCCGGGCGCACCACTCGGTGCAAGCCCGCAAAGAAAGAACCCCGCCGTGGGGGTGGCGGGGCTTAGTGTCAGTGGT